CTATACGAGGCTCGCTTTGACGCCCGTCTGCAGGTTCTTCTGCCATTCCGCGATTGCCGACTCGTCCCAGGCCACGGCCCGCGGTCCGAGTTGAACCGGTGCTGGGAAGGTTCCAGCCTTGATCCGATCATAGATCGCGGTGCGCTTGATGCCGACCACATCCATGACCGCCGGCAGGCGCAGAAAGCGTTTAGGTTTGTCCATCGTGTTCCTCCTTGCGTGCTGAAATTGTGTTCTGTTCGGTGCTCGTGACCAGGCCCTGATAGCAGCGGCTGTGAAACGCCTTCTTGGCCTGCGCGCCACCCGGCGACTGCGCGCGCACGTACCGCTCGCCAGTGCACACGGTCATGCCGCAGAAGGCGCACAGGTGTTCGCGGCGCGCCGTGTGTGTGATCTCGGCCAGGCTCACCGTGCACCACCAGTGCGCTTCAACGCCTTATCGATGTCGGTGCGCAGCTTCACGGCATCGGCGAGTGCTTCACGAAGCAGGCGAGCAGGGTCCACCTCAGCAGGGCGAGAAGCAAGGGCCTTGCGGTCGTTCCACGCTGCGATTGCTCGTTCCCGCCAGTGAGGCACATCCTTGTAATCGGTGCGCACCTCGGGGCCGACAACGCAGCATTGGAGCGCGCCATACTTCACGCCATCGGTCAACCTGAACGATGCCTCGTTGCTCACGTCTGGCGTCTCGCCACACCATGGGCACGGCAGCAGTTGGGTATCAGCCATTTGATTCGCTCCCTTCCTGGCCGCCGTCGAGCTGGGCGGCGCGCTGGGTCGTGGTGCTGTCCGGATCGACGCCCGCATCGCGGCAAAGCTGGTGCGCGCTGGTGCTGCCGGTAGCGAACAGTTCCATTGCCAGCACCCAGTTCGGCATGTTGCGCACGCGGCTGATTGGTTCGAGCCCCAGGCGCCGGCCATTGGCCAGCAGGTAGTAGTCGTCGCGGTGGCCGTGCGCGGGCTTCGGCGCTTCCGGTGTGCCGGGGGCGCTAGGTGCAGCAGCCTTGAGCATGCCCATGACCTCCATGACCCTGCGCGCGGCGTACTGCATAGGCGCGCCTTCGCGTTCTTCTTCGTCGTCCTCGAAGTGGTCAATATCGCTGTCGGCTTGGCTCTCGAGCGTGTTGTGCACATCGCGCAGGATTTCCAGCAGCGCTCCGGGCGCTGCGGCTTGCTGGGGCGCTGCTACTGGCTCCTGCTGCGCGGCGTAGAGCTTCGTGCCGACCGGAGGCAGCTTGCCTTTGCGCCACGCTACTTCTTTCAAATCACTGTCGCCGCCGAACAAGATCACTTCGCCCAAAGGCTCGGCCTGCTCCTGCGCTGGTTGATGCGCGAGAGCAGCCTCGGCGGTCAGCGCACGCCGCGTCCATACACGCAAGTCTTCCCGTGCCTGCGAATATGCCTTGCGAACCGCATGCAGGCCCATGCCGAGCACGGTGGCAGTCTGGTCGTCATCCATGTCCTCATGAATCCAGAGATCGCGCAGCGCATCCCCTGGTGGCACTGTCGGCGCTGGCTGGTTGGCGAGCGCGGCGAACGACAGAATGCACCAGCCGTCGGCCAAGCCATAGCCGGTCTGGATATGACTGACGATGCGCGTGGCGATGCGGCCAGTGTAGGTCAGCGGGTAGGTTCGCGGCAGTAAGCGCATGTCTGCGCCTGTCGCAGTCGTTTCGCGCAGCAACAGCGCATTGCCCACTTGGAAGTCGCGATCGTTCAGGCGGATCTCGTGGGTCTTCACGCCGGCCAGCACGGCCGCGAACACGGCGGGGTCGGTCTTCAGCTCGTGCACGCGGCGGTCGAGATTCAGCCCGCTATCGTTGGCGGATGGGTGGGTGGTGGTCATGCTGGGTCCTTGAACACGATGCGGCCATCCATCAGGCCGGCGATGATGGTGTTGAACTCCCAGCAATACACCTGGGCCTCGACGTAGACGCGCAGGCCGTCTCGGTAATCGTGCATCTTGCGTCGGATGAAGGCTTCGGCGGCTTCCTTCGTGAAGTGAGAGTTGACGATCTCCCAGCGCTCATCCCAGCCGGAAACAGTGTGCTCGGGCAGGTCGGACAGGATGTCCCATTGCTCGTAGGTTTCAAGCGACAGGAACGGCATTTCATCGACCTCATGCGCGGCGGCATCCAGGCGCACGCGCATGTCTTCGTTTCCATCCCAATATTCTTGCGGGCTGAAATACATGCTCTCGTCAACGTACACCGCAGTCTTGTCGGTGTAGTCGCGGTCGATGCCGAAAATAATCTTGCGCGCCTGGACGGTAAACAGGGCGTCGGCGGTGTAGTGCCAGTCCACGCCTTCGCCACGAACATGGTGACGCAGGCGCTGCACGAAATCGCTGAAGGTGTCGGCGGTCAGGGCCGCTCCGGTGGCGATGCTCATGGTGCACCGCCTTCCTGGCGCTCGCCTGATGTAGATGCCCGGACGCCGGTCAGCGCAGCCAGCAAGCAGGCAGCTTCGGCCATCACCTGACGGAAGCTCTCATGCTCGTCGAAGTCTTGACTGGCCGCGATCAAACGTTCCTGCAGATCATGGCTCCATTCGAGCTGCTCGTCCGGTACCGCTACCTGGCCAGCTTGCGCTGCGACAGGGGCGGCGCTGGCGCAGCGCGCTTCGACTTCGTGCGCGAGGAAGTAGGCGCCGTCCGGACGCTCGAGGAACTCGTCGTCATTGATGTCGCAAAAACCGAAGCGCACCAAGCCTGCGAGATCGACGCCCGGCGCCGGCGCGGAACCAGCGGCGACGATCTCAACGACCTGCACACGCTCGTGCTTTTCGCCAGCGTGCGGGAAGGTGCTGCCGAGCGGGCCGACGGCGCCATGGTTCTCGCTGGTCAGGAGCAGCGACCAGCTGCGCGGGATGCCGGCGGTGCGGCGGGGGAGTGCGTGTTCCATCAGTCTTCCTCTCGATCTCGGTTGGCGCGGCGCGGTGCCGGCGGGTTCAGTTTGTTTTCCGCCTTGGCGCGGAGTGCCTGCTCGAGCGCGATCTGGGCGAAGAGATCGCGGGCCATCTGCTCGGGGCACTGGTAGGTGATGCGTAATTCTTCGAAGGTCACAGCGGCCACCCGTGGGCAATGGCCGAGGCGCACGCGGCGCAATAGAGCACGACGATCGCGCACTTCCACTTGATGACGCGCAGGCGGTGCTCGTTCATGGCATTTCTTCCAGGATGGCCAGGGCCGCGCGCAGCTTGAGTGCGGCCGCCTCGCGATCCCGGCGCGCCTGGTCGACCACGGCCAGCGCGGCGCAAACGGTTGCGGATGGCGCCTGCACGAGTCGATCGACGGAAGTGGTGAACACGGTGCGAAGCGTGAAACGCTCCGGCATCGCCTTTACACACGCGAGAACCTCCTCGCTTTCGATGTCGATCCAGCGCCGGTCAGCGTCATCAGCCGGGCGGTACTGGTGCAGAGCGGTGGATGGCTCCAGTGGCGTACAGCCGAAGACCCAGCCGGTTGCGATCGGCGGGCACTGCTCTGGGGCTGGCGTAGTGGCGTTGGTGTTCATTTGTTCGGTTCCTGTGGCCGCGCTGCGGCGTGAGCTTTTTCGATCGCCACCTCGCGCTGGTAGCGGCTGGACTGCGTGTTGATCCGCGCCTGCCGGATTGCTGCGCGGTCGGCCGGCGTCAGGCTCTGCTCGTCGGCGGTCAGCGCACGGCGGCGCTTCTTCGTGGCCATGGTCAGTCCTGAGCCATCACGGTGACGCCCAGGGCGCCGTCGTCATACGCTGCATCGATCAGCGCATCACGGTCGCCGATGGCGGTGTAGGTGGTGCTGCCGGCGCTGGTGCGGGCGGTGATGCGGAAGGTCATGGCGGTCCTCACGTTTTCGGTTTCGCCCGCGCTGCTGGCCGACGGCGGGCCGGAGCGCGGGTAGGGTTGAGCGCGGCAGCTTCGTCGCGCTTCTCGGTCAGCATCTGGATTGCAGCCCGGGTGATCGCCGCCATCGTGGCCGCCGCGACGTCCGGGTGCATGCCGTAGTACTCGGTCACGGCACGCCGGCTGCTGCCGTACGAAGCCGATACGCAATGCTCGTCGTGGTCGTGCTTCACGTTCAGGCCACGCTTCACGCACAGCTCGCCGGCGTCGCGCGGGTTGCGGCGATAGCGGGGCAGGTCGGCGCTGTGCAGGCCGCCATACATGCCCAGCGGCGTCTTGCCTGCCACCATCTGGTGCACCGGCACGTCGCGCCAGATGGTCGCCGGCTTGCGGCCGCGCTGGTTCCGGTCGAGCTTGGCCAGCACGATCTCTTCGTCGATCGCCTGGCTCAGGTACTCGGTGTCGTACGCCTGGGTCATGCCACACCTGCCGCAGCACGCAGGGAAGCAATTGCGCGCTCGGCGGCGCCTGTGCCGTTATCGCGGTCGTACAGACGAGGATTGAGCGTGTCGCCATCGATGCCGATCTTCATGACTCGGCCACGCAGGTAATCGACGTGCAGGCCCTGCTGCGCGATCACCTCAGCTGCATCGGCCTCGGTCATCGGCGCGGCGCCGCGCAGGTCCATGAAGCCCAGACCCTGCTGCTTCGATGCGTTGAACAGCGCTGCAAGCAGTGCTGGTTTGCTGATGCCGGTGATGTCCATCTTGCTCTCCTGTGTTGTGCCAGTCTCCCAGCGTATTTAAGTGGCGGCTGCCAGGCCTCGTACTTCAGAGACGATGCAGGCGCCTGAGTCCTGCCAGCTACCACACAGCGCGACTCGGTTCCCTTGAATCAGCGATGGTTAGTCGAATGCTTCCCAAGCCGCGCTGTGTGATCACCCCTTACGAGGGTGATGCGGATGTCACGGCTACTTGCGATGGGTCGGGTTGTACGGCTTGCGGACAAACGTGCCCCAGAGGATTGGAGCGTTGGCGATCACGAGAAACAGGTAGATCACCGCCATCTGGCCGGCAGTACTCAGCGTACGAAACTCAGTGATGTAGTGATCGCCCAGCGCAGGGCCGCCGATGAACATTAGTGGGCACCAGAAGGCAAAAAGGAATATGGCGAAGCGGTTGGACACGGTGATCTCCAGGCGGTGACCTTGCAGGTGCAGGGTCGGTTGCGATGGATTCATCTTAAGTCAACTTAAGATAAATGGCAAGCTAGCTTAAGAAAATATTTCAAGTTTGCTTAAGTTGGCGTGCTTAGGTGGGTGTCGATGGAGCCCTCTGCTCAGCGCGACAAAGCTGGAGACAAAAAAATACCCGCGCTGGGCGGGTGAGGGCAGGGGCGAGATTCCCGTCAGCGCGGGGTCGATCAGGGAGCCTGACGGAAAGTCGAACGGCCGGCATAAAAAAGCCCGCGCGGGGCGGGCTCAAAAGAAAGTGAGTAGCGAACTCAAGGGCCGAAAACCTTGGCGGCGGCAAACCCAAGGCCCGCGACGGTTAGAACGACGCCCAAGAACCAGCGGAGAGTTCGCGTCTCTGCCTCGGAAACCAGAGTCTTGACGCTCTGTAGGTCAACATTGGTTGCTGAGTTTCGGACAATATTTTCGATATTCGACAGCGCCGTGCGAATGTCGGCAATATCTGTTTTGGTCGCAACTGTCTTGTCTATGCCAGAGATTAACGTCTCAATTTTTGCCAAGCGAACATCAATAGTCCGCAGCTCGCTGCGAGACTCATCGGCAAATTTTTCAAGCTTAGCTACGCGAGCATCCATGTGGCCATCATACGGCGGGCCGCCGCCACCGTCAAAGCCTACCTTCTGCTCAGCAATCTTTTCTTGGGCCAGCTGGAACTCGAGATCAACTATCTGTAGATGGTCGCGATTGCTCATGGGGCCTCCGAATTCTCAGGACTTTCATCGGGCAAAATTTCTTCGGCGTTTTCGACATCATCTTCCCCAGACCAACCATCAGCCAAGCGTCGAATTTGCTTTTCTATTCCTTCCAACTCTGGCGTTTGCAATTTTGTCAGTTGAAGCAGGCTCTCGAGTTTAACAATAACCTCGCTATTTCCTAAGCCACGTATAGTTTTAGCTACCTCTATAAAAGTAGAAACCGTCGCCATGTTGATGTTATTTTGCTTGACGATTGTCCCGAAAAGTTTAGTGCAGACTAGCAGTAATTCAGCCTCTTTCGTGCCAGTTACTCTCGCTGCATTTTCTTCTATGATTTTTTTCATAACATAATTGATAGCTGCGTTAGTGGGGAGAGGGTATTGACTTGCTTGATCGAACAGCATCGAGCATCCAGGCGTGCCGTAGTGCCTAATTATTCTTAAACATGTTGATCATGAAAATAACAAATGCGAAGAATGCAGCTATCGAAATCCATGTCGCGATATTGCTTGCATCCTGCGCCTTCTGAAGATGGACTTGAGTAACTTGTGCATTCAGTGCTGCCGTCTGGTCATTTATGGCATTCGCTGCCGCCTGCATTTCCTCCCCATAAAGGGTCCAGAATAGATTGGCATCCGGTTCACTTAGGGTAGCGGCATACTGTGTCACTTTGTCCTGCTGGTCTAAGCCCCACTGGTGGATGTTCTCGCCTCTTGTGCCTGCCTCCTGCGCCGCCGAGGTATATTCCTCGACAAGTCGTCGCACTGCAGGCCGGTCAATCTGATTTAAATGCAGCGGCTGTGATTTATCTAATTGTATCGAGCTCATTTACCCTCCATTCAGCATATGGGCCTGCCCTAGCGCCTACGCCGAAGCTTCCAGTTTGGAATGGCAGTGCTTGCACTTCACCGCCTCTTTTCGCACCGGCTCGGCGCATTGCGGGCACCGCTTATATTCGCCGTACTGACCGTCCCTTACGGCAATCTGCATTGAGTTCGGGCTGAAGATGGCCATGCCCAGCGCAACGACGCCTCCAGCAAGAATCACGAGCGTCACGCCAAGCCGTCGATATTCCAGATCGGGGAAGGCGAGCAGCATGAAAACATCGAAGGCCAGCGCCGCCCCATTCATCGCGAGGAACAGCTTCCAGCCGCTGCGGCCCTTCATGTTCGCAATGAAAGCGGCAAGGACTGAGATGAAGAAAAACAAGATGACGCAGATCAGCGGCATGTTAGGTGGCCTGGTAGAGATTGGAGGTGGCGCAGCCAGTTGGCCTCGGCAGCTCAGAAGGGCAGTTCGGTATCGTCATAGGCTGGCAGGTCAAGGTCTATCGTCTCCAGGTCCAGCGATGCGAGGTCGAGCTGCGCGAGGATAGCCACTGCCGCCGCCTGGAAATGTGCGTAGACGGGCACTGCTCCAGGCTCATCCGTCACCAGCATGATGGGTAGCGCAGGATAGTGTGGCTGTAATCGCTTTATCAGATCATCACCCACGCCCGGTCGAACATAGCTGGAATCTGGCAGTGCTACAACGAGCCGCGACCCCTTGAATTCAATGATCGCGCACTCGATGTTCACAGGCGCCCCCGCAGGCGTCGACCTGGCTGATAGACCACTTGGCCAATGATGCTGATCTGACCGCTCCGAGCATTCACATCACCGAACTCATCGTTGAGAGAATGCAGATACCAGTCGCCGTTGCGCTTGATCAGCTGCTTCACGCAGCAGTCGCCATCGAAGTTGAGGGCGTAGAGCTCGCGGTGCGCGGGCGACTTTTGACGTGTATCCACGACGATTACGTCATCTTCGAACATAAGCGGCTCCATGCTGCGGCCCCGCACTCGAATTGCAAGCAGCTCATGCGGCACGAGCCCATCCCGCTCGATCACCTCAGCAGGGATATGGATCACCCCTCCGTCGTCGAGATCAGGCTCAGTATCGAACCGCGTCACGCCAGCCTGCAGGCGCAGCTTGACCATGCGGATAGGGACGGTTTCCGGCTCATCGCCGATCCGAATGTGCGCGGCCGGAGTGATGAAGGGGTCGTCCGACATGGGCGCTGAAGGCGCGGCGACCGCCGGCTCAGCTGGCGCTGGCGCAGGCTGCCCGGCGCCAGTCTCTAGCCACAGCGCGTCGACATGTAAATAATCGCCCAGCAGCCGCGCCTTCGTGGCGCCGATCCCGTTCGTATCAGTCAGCCAGTAATTGACCGATGTCGCGGAGCTATTCGCCGCGCGCGCAATATCAGCCGGACGAATCTCACGCCCTTGGCGTGCCGACTCTTCCGACATTGCCCACTTGAGGCGTTCCGACAGTAGTTTCATAAAGCTAGCTTAACAAATATTTTCTTAAGTTGGCTTGCGTATAGTCTTAAGTTGACTTAAGATACGACTCAAGTCACCTTAAGAAAGCGAGAAGAGATGAACGATTCACAACTGATCGACGCCCTCGGCGGAACAGCTAAGGTCGCGGCGCTGTGCAAAGTTTCGATGGCGGCAGTGTCGCAATGGCGCGATGACGGGATTCCAAGCGCACGTCGAATGTTCCTCGAGCTTGCTCGGCCCGACATCTTCCCGTCCGTGGGGAAGGCCAAGCGTCGCAAGAGCGAAAAAGCGGTGCAGTGAAGTTTCCATAACTGCATTGTCGCGCTCGAAAACTTTCCACGCACCATTTGTTTGCAGGAACATCACATGAACTACAAAGACGCCTTTTACAAGACCGTGCACGACACCCCTGGCGGCTGTGAGGCGCTGGCCGTGCGCATGGGTTACACCGCCGGCCTGCTGCGCAACAAGGCCAACCCGAACAGCACCACGAACGTGCTGACGATGGACGATGCATCGCGGGTGATGGAGCTGACGGAGGATTACGCGGTGCTGCACGCGCTGGCGCGCCGCCACGGCTTCGTGTGCGCCAAGATCGAATCGCAGCCCGCGAGCGACATGGCGGTGCTGGAATCGGTCACGGACATCTGGCAAAAGCTGGGCCAGCTCGGCACGCAGGTTCACAGCGCCCTGTCTGATGGCCAGGTCGACCGCGACGAAGTTCAGCACATCGAGAAGGCGATCTTCGTTTCGATCCGCCCGATGATGGAGCTGCTGGCGCGCCTGAATGGGATGGCTGAGAAATGATCACCTTCATCCCGAAACGCGGCAGCGTGGAACTGCGCAACGCCATCCTCGACTGCATCGGCGCCGGCCTGCATCGCACCGCCGAGATTGCCCAGCACCTGAACCTGAAGTCGGATCAAATCTCGACGCGCCTGGACTACCTGCGCCAGTTGGGCCTGATCCACGCTTCGCGCATTGATAACGAAAAGCGCGGCGGCTTCGTCAACGACTGGCAGCTGGGCCCAGGGCCGGAGAATCAAGCCTCGTACAGCGCGAAGGACCTGCCGCGCCGCCGCGCCACCGATGAGCGCCGCGTCATTTTGAGTTCCGCTTATCCGACCATCGACCGCCGCGACCCGCTCGTGACCGCGCTGTTCGGCGCACCGGTGGCCGAACGCCGCGCGCCGCAGCAGAGCGCACCGTGCTGCACCCGCTGCCACATGGAGCAGGGCGCCGGGCACCAGGCCGGCTGCATCGTTGCGATGGTGGCTGCATGACGACCAACATCCTCAGCGACAACTGGGAAGGCGAGACAGCCGCGCCCATCAACCCCGACAACGTCCGCATCAAGGCCGTCGAGGCGCCTGTGTTCGGCGAGTGCCATGGCTGTCTGTTCGCGGGCCAGCGCGCGGCCGTGTGCATTAAGGCTGCTGCCAATGCCGTCGACGCTGGCGACCCAGACTGCGACCAGGTGCTGCCGGGCCGGCGCGCGGTGATCTACGTGGTCGACAAGAGCGATCCGCGCCAGCTCCCACTGATCAAGAAGGCCCACTGACATGGCACGCATCCGCTCCATCAAGCCCGAGTTTCCGCAGTCCGAAAGCATGGGCAACGTCTCACGCGATGCTCGCCTGACGTTCATCCAGCTTTGGACGATCTCCGATGACGAGGGGAGGCTTCGAGGAAATTCGCGAATGCTCGCGAGTCTTCTTTTCCCTTATGACGATGATGCGCCAGCGCTCATCGACGGCTGGATGACCGAACTCGAAGCCGAGGGCTGCATCGTCCGCTACAAGTCGGGCGCCCAAAGCTACGTTCAACTCTGTAACTGGTTGATTCATCAAAAGATTGATAAGCCAAGCAAGTCGAAGATTCCCCCATTCGTTGAATCCTCGCGATTAGTCGCGAATCCTCTCGAAGTGTCGTCGGAGGAAGGGATCAAGGATCAAGGAGAGGAAGGGATCAAGGACAGCGCGAGCGCTCCGGCTGCCGCCGGTGTCGTCGTCGTCGATCTTGACCCTGCCGAACCCGACAACCCACGAGCTGCTGCAATGCCGCCTCGTGAAGACCCTGCGGAAAGCGCCGACCCCGCGATCGCCCTGACCGTCGCTTTGCGCAAGCTCGGCGTCGACGCGACGTTCACCCAGCCTGCCGTGCAAGCCTGGGTGACGCAGAAAATCGACATGGCCGTGCTAATCGCTGCCGTGGGCCTGGCTCGCGAGCACAAGGGCGAAACGGCCAAGATTCACCCGAACTACCTCGTTCCGATCGTCGACAAGCTGCTCAACCCGCAGGCCGCCTCGACCACGTCATACGCAAAGCCGACTGCCGCGCCGATCCAGGCCCGCAAGCCGCAGGGCAACGAGCCAAAAGGCACGGACGAAAGCTACGACGAGTGGCAAGCCCGGGTTGACGCCCACGAGGCTGCGCGCCGGAAGGCCCTGAACCCATGATCACGAACACCACCGGAGGCAACATGCTGACCCTGCAAAACCCTGGCGCTGCCGAAACGACGATGTCGAGCCGCGAAATCGCCGACCTGGTCGAGAAGCGGCACGACAACGTGCTGCGCACCATCGAAAACCTGGCGGCGCGCGGCACGATCACACTCCCTCAATTTGAGGAAGTCTCGAGCGACGGCCCGGGCCCGCGTGCCATTGGTCAATACCGGATAGGCAAGCGCGATTCGTACGTGGTGGTCGCGCAGCTGTCGCCCGAGTTCACCGCGCGCCTGGTCGACCGCTGGCAAGAGCTGGAGTCGCAGGCGGTGGCGCTGGCGCTGCCGCAATCATTCGCCGAGGCGCTGCGCCTGGCCGCCGACCAGTTGGACGTGATCGCTGCGCAGGCCGAGCAGCTGGCCGCAGCCGCGCCGGCCGTGGAGTTCGTCGAGCGCTACGCCGACTCGACCGGCACGAAGGGTTTCCGCCAGGTGGCCAAGCTGCTGAACGCGAAGGAAAACGAATTCCGCGAGTTCCTGCTCGACGCGAAGATCCTGTACCGCCTGGCCGGCGAGCTGACCCCGCACGCGCAGCACATCGACGCTGGTCGCTTCTGCGTCAAGGCCGGCACGGCGCAGGTCAGCGGCCACGCCTACAACGCCGCGCGCTTCACCCCGAAGGGCGTGACCTGGATTGCTGGCGAGTGGGCAAAGCACCAGGTGGCGCTGCGCCAGCGCGCCGGCGCCGAGGTGGCCGCGTGACCACCGCCCACGACCCCTGCGCCTTCTGCGAGCGCTTCAAGGCGACATACCGCGCTGACCTGCCGGCCGGCCACGGCTGGTGCATCGGCCACGAACAGGAGAGGCCCTGGGACTATCACCCGTGCCCGCTGTTCAAAGAGGCAAAGGACCGGGCGCCGCGTGCGCGTTATGTGGCGCAGCAGCAGGACAACATCGAAAAACAGAAAGAGACAGCATGAAAGCAATCGATTTATTCGCTGGCGCTGGCGGTTTCAGCACGGGCGCCAGCATGGCCGGCATCGAAGTCGTGTGGGCCGCAAACCACTGGCCGGCAGCCGTGGCGATCCATTCGCAGAACCACCCGGGCGCGGCGCACCTGTGCCAGGACCTGCAGCAGGCCAACTGGCGCGACGTGCCGGCGCACGACATCCTGTTGGCATCGCCGTGCTGCCAAGGTCACAGCAAAGCGCGCGGCAAGGCCAATGGCAACCCGCAGCACGACGCCAGCCGCTCAACCGCTTGGGCCGTCGTGTCGGCCGCCGAATACCACCGCCCCGCGTTTGCCGTCATCGAAAACGTGCCCGAGTTCATGCGCTGGGCGCTGTACCCGGCCTGGTGCGCCGCGATGGATGCGCTGGGCTACGCGCTGACGCCGATGATCGTCGACGCGGCCGATCACGGTACGCCGCAGCACCGCGAGCGCCTGTTCATCGTCGCGGCCCGCGCCGCGCACCCGCTGATGATCAACATGGAAAAGCGTGCGCACGTGCCCGCCAGCAGCTTCGTCGACTTCGGCGCCGGCAACTGGCAGCCGATCGAGAAGCCTGGGCGCGCTGCAGCGACACTGCGCCGCGTGCAGGCGGGCCGCCGCGCGCACGGCGATCGCTTCGTCATGCCGTACTACGGCGGCGGATCGGGCTTGACCGGCCGATGCTTGAGCCGGCCACTCGGTACGGTCACCACACGGGACCGCTGGGGCGTTGTCGACGGCGACCGCACGCGCATGCTCACTGCTCAGGAGTGCCGCGCCGCGATGGGGTTCCCTGATACCTACATCCTGCCCGCCAAGCACACCGACGCCGTGCACATGCTCGGCAATGCCGTGTGCCCGCCGGCCGCGCGCGACGTCATCACCGCGATGCTGGAGGCGGCATGACGCTCAACCGCACCCCCATCGCCCGCACTGGCACCCTCAAGCCCGCGCGCACCCGTAAGTGCGCCGTCAAGGGCTGCGGCAACCGCTTTCAGCTGCGCAACATGACGCACAAGGTCTGCGGCCCGGACTGCGGCGCTGTGTTCGCCGTGGCCGAGCGGCAGCGCCTAGATGCCAAACAGACCAGCGAAGCCAAGGCCAAGCTGAAGACGCGCACCGAGCACCTGGCTGACGCACAGGCGGTGTTCAACCGGTACATCCGCGCGCGCGACGAGGCGCTGCCGTGCATCAGCTGCGGCCGCCACCACACGGGGGCCTGGGATGCTGGCCACTATCGCTCGGTCGGCGCCCAGCCCGCGCTGCGCTTCCACGAGGACAACACGCACAAGCAGTGTGTGCCCTGCAACCAGCACAAGGGCGGGAACGCCATCGAATACCGCATCGGCCTGCGCGCACGCATCGGTGAAGAGCGGGTCGAGTTCCTGGAGCGCGAGCACCCGCCGGCGAAGTACTCGATCGAGGACGCTAGGCGCATCAAAGCCGAGTACGCGGCGAAGCTGAAACAGATGAAGGAGGCTGCCTGACGCGGTGTTGTAAACGTGCCTCATGAAAACAAATTCAATCCGGAAATTTCTTGGTGGCATGTGCTACGCTGCCATGGTCGTCTTTTAGAGAGTGTTGAATCATGGGGTTCGTTGATCGCTATATCCACGCATTAAGCGCATCGAGCCTTCAGGACGATGCCCGCCACAGCCAGGCCGAACCGCTTCTCGCGTCGGCGCTGGCATCAGCTGTTCCCGGCGACCTCGGCGCGCTGCTGCACCGTGCGAAGTACGCCGGCACCACCGCCCAAGACATGACCAAGGCCATTGCCGTGCGCGACCACATCGAGAAAGAATTGGTCGAGGCGATCCGCAACAAGGACGCCGGGCGCGAGGCCGATTGCCGCCAGGCGCTGGCCGGCGACGCGACTGTGATCGAGAGTGGCGCTGCCCACCTCTCGCAACTGCTGCGCCTGTGGACTGCCGAGGTGATGAAGCGCGGCCGCGCGCGCCGCTGGGTACCAGAGAACACAGCGTGGGATGCGCATGCGGCCATCAAGCTCTACCACCAGGTGGCTCAGCACTCGCTGGCACACTGGCTGAGCGGCGCTGCTGCCCCCGACCTGGCGCTGGCTGCCGGGTTTGTCCGTGAGCACGTGCTGAACATGGTGAGCGAACTGCATGGCATCGCCGGCAGCCACGCCGCCCGCGCCACCGCCAAGTTGCGCGCTCCCCACGCCTGACAAGAATTCGTGTAGCACTGTGTATACGCACAGCAATTCGTGTACACTTCACTCTTCATTCTTTCGGCCTCGTAATGTGCGCACCCGCGCCACCGATCACCGAAACTCGCGATAGCACCCCATCCGTTGGTGCTTTCGCACGCCCAAAGAAAAAGCCTGAGCCGTCAAACGCTCGGGCTTTTTCTATTTGCGGCCCACTCAGCAGATAGCTTTGGGGCGCGCCGTTTAGCCCACGCACGGGCCCACCGATCAATGCGGCCGCAGCTACCCAGCCGCGGGTGAGAGCCCCGCCGTCCGCTCCCGTGTCTCCGGTCCTGCACCAGCAGGATCTTCGCCGCCCCTCGCATCCATGCGCCGGGCGGCTTTCTTTTTCAAGGTGCACAAGTGAGCCAGCCAGTCGATTGCTACCGCCACGTCATCATCCGAGCTGTCACCGGCAATCGTCCGGCGATCGTCTGGAACGTGACCGACCGCGCTGCCCTGGATCGCATCTGCGAGCGCCTGGCCGAGTCCGAGCGTGCTGCCGAGATTCTGCAGGCCTTGGGGTATGGCCGGCCGGGCATGCTGCTGCACGAGGTTGCGGCGCTGGTGCCTGCCAAGACATGAAGCTGACCGCCCTCAAGTCTCGACTGCAATCGGCAGTGCCGCGCGTCGCCACCCTGACCGCGCGCCCTGGTGTCGTGGTCGAGCGCAAGCGCGGCTATGCCGGCGTGCTGGATCGGAAGCGAATTCGCGCACGTGACTGCAGCCTGTGCCAAGAGTGCAAGCGGCAAGGTCGCACCACCATCGGCTACCCGGTCGACCACATCATCGCGCTTGCCGATGGCGGCACTGACGACGACAGCAACAAAGAAACCCTGTGCGTGCCCTGCCATGACGCGAAGTCGGCACGCGAGGCGCGCCAGCGAGCGCGCGGCTGACGACAAATTCAATCCGGAAATTCGCTGCACCATCGCGTTACCATTACCACTGGGGATATATACAGAGGTTTTGATGACGTTGCCGCTTCCCGCAGTTGCCTGCAAAGGCTGCCAGAAAGAGTTCTTCCCGCGGAAGAAGATGTACAGCACCTACTGCTCGCGAGACTGTGCCTTCCGGGCCAAGGCGGCTGCCCCGTATAGCCGCATTTTGATCGCGACCTGCAAAGGATGCCGTACGCAGTTCACCTCGCGGCGAGTGCTCCAGTATTGTTCTGATGCGTGCCGGCCGAGCAGCACCTGGCCGAGCCAGCTTCCCGCAAGTAAGACCTGTCGCACATGCACGAAAGAGTACGTGCCGATGCAGACAGGCGGCGCCCCAAGCGAGTATTGCTCATCTGATTGTCGAGACGTAGCAGCAGCAGCCTGCAGGCGGATCGGGAAGGCTAAGAGGCAGGCTCTACTGGTCGCCGCCACAATCGAAGACGTCGACCCTTATGTCGTGTTCACGCGAGATAGATGGCGCTGCTGCCTTTGTGGCATTAAGACGCCGAGGGTAAAGCGAGGCACCTACGATGACGACGCACCTGAGTTGGATCACATCATCCCTCTCGCCAAGAAAGGCGAGCACTCGTACAGGAACACTCAATGCGCTTGTCGCGCCTGCAACATCAGGAAGTCTGATAGGCCGTTGGGGCAGCTGCTGTTGATAGGGTAGGGGGGGGGCTATGCAAAGTTGCCACGCCTCACTTTTCAGACACCGACTAGTTCCGCACGCGCAGAAAAAATCCCCCTTGGAGGAAATTGTTAATGGCTTTAACAGGCAAAAAGCGAGCCTTCGCCGATGCCGTTTTGGCCGGGCTCTCCAATAAGGAAGCGGCAATTCGCGCCGGCTTCAGTGAAAAAACAGCATCGGCTGCCGGGTCCCGAAATGTTAAAGACCCGGATGTTAAAGCCTACCTTGATCAGCGCCGCCAGCCGGCGGCAGTCGCAGGCCCGAGGGCGTCGCCGGCGCCAGGCCCCGGCGACGACGCGATCGAGATTCCCCCGACCGAAGACCCGGTCGAATTCCTGACCAAGGTCATGAACGAGCCGGCGGCAGATTTGCGGCTTCGAATCGACGCGGCCAAAGCGATGCTGCCGTTCAAGCACAAGAAGTTGGGCGAGGGCGGCAAGAAGGATCTCAAGGCTGACGCGGCCAAGACGGCCGGCGGCGGTAAGTTCTCGCCTACCGCGCCTCCTAAGCTAGTCGCTGCTGGTGGAAAGAAGGTCTAAATGCCCGAATGGACAACTGCGTGCCCTGATTGGGCAGCACGGCTGCGCGCGGGCGAATCGATCATTCCTCCGCCGATCTTCCCGGAGCAGGCCGAGCACGCGCTGGCCATCTTCCAGCAGCTCAAGATCGTGGACGCGCCGGGCAGCCCAACATTCGGAGAGTGCTGCGCCGAGTGGGTATTTGACCTGGTGCGCTGCATCTTTGGTGCATATGACGCCGAGAGCGGCCGGCGCCTGATCGTTGAATTCTTCGTTCTGCTGCCGAAGAAGAACAGTAAAAGCACCGTGGCGGCCGGGATCATGCTGACCGCGCTGATCCTGAACTGGCGCCAGTCGGCTGAATTCTCGGTGCTGGCGCCGACCGTCGAGGTGGCGAACAACGCCTACACGCCGGCGCGCGACATGGTGCAGAAGGACGCCGAGCTCGACGACCTGATGCACGTGCAATCGCACGAGAAAAAGATTACCCATCGGGAGAGCAACGCGATTCTGAAGGTGCTGGCAGCAGACCAGAACACGGTCGGCGGTAAGAAGTCGGTCGGCACTCTGGTCGACGAATTGCACCTGTTTGGCAAGATGCCAGCTGCGGAGAACATGTTCCGCGAAGCCCTGGGCGGGCTGGCGTCAAGGCCGGAAGGCTTTGTTATCTGGCTGACAACTCAGTCTGACGAACCGCCGGCGGGCGTCTTCAAGCAGAAGCTGGAGTATGCACGCAAGGTTCGCGATGGCGAGATCATCGACCCGGCTTTCGTGCCGATCATCTTCGAGCACCCGCCTGAAATGGTGGCGTCTGGCGATTGCCTGCTGCTCGAAAATATGGCGATGGTGAACCCCAACATCGGCTTCTCGGTCGACCAAGTTTTCCTCGAGCGCGAATTCACCAAGGCGCAGCAGGCCGGGCCGGAGTCGCTTCGGGGCTTCATGGCGAAACACGCCAACGTCGAGGTGGGGATGAATCTGCGCAGCGACCGTTGGGCAGGGGCGGAGTTCTGGCAGGCCGCTACCGACCGGACTATCACGCTGGACTCGCTGCTCGAGCGGTCGGAGGTGGCTGTCGTTGGCATCGATGGAGGCGGCCTGGATGACTTGCTCGGCCTGTCGGTGCTGGGCCGGGAGCGCGACACCGGCAGATGGCTGCTTTGGTGCCACGCTTGGGTGCACGAGATCGCGCTCGAGCGCCGCAAGGAAATCGCGCCGCGGCTACTCGACTTCCAGAAGGATGGTGACCTCACCATCGTCAAGCGCCCAGGCGACGACGTCATGGCCGTAGCCGACCTGATCTGCAAGGTTCGTGACTCGGGCCTGCTTCCGGACGAGAAGGGCATTGGCGTCGACGCCGCCGGCATCGGCGACATCGTCGACGAGCTGATCACCGAAGAACGCGGCATCGACATGAAGCAGATCGTCGCGATCTCGCAGGGCTATCGCCTGAACGGCGCGATCAAGACCACCGAACGCAAGGTCGCCGGCGGTGAGCTGGTGCACGCCGGCCGCCCGATGATGGCCTGGTGCGTCGGCAACGCCCGGGTCGAGGACAAAGGCAACGCCATCCTGATCACCAAACAGGCCAGCGGCAAGGCCAAGATCGACCCGCTTATGTCCGCGTTCAGCGCGGTCTCGCTGATGGCGCTGAACCCTGTCGGGGAGGCGGCGCCGGAAATTCACGTATTGGACTTTTGATGACCGGACAACTGTTGGACTTGGAGGCGACCCCGCATAAATCGCGTGTGCTCGGTTCCTGGATGGCTGGCCGGGATGGCGCTGCAGAGCGCGCTGGCATCGTAGCGCTGGGCGAGAACTCCAGTGGCAGCATGTCGATGGGCGAGTTGGCAAACCTGCTCGGCGCTGCCAACCGCTCCGTCTCCGGCAAGTCGGTAACTGAGAGCACCGCGATGCGGGTGTCCGCAGTCTACGGCTGCATCGCCCGTCTGGTCGGCGCCATCTCCAGCCTGCCTGTCGGTGTGTACGAGCGCAGCGAGAAGCAGGGCCGCGCGCCAGCAGAGCATCCATATTGGTGGCTCCTGAACGAGCAGGCGAACCCGGAAATGAGCGCGGCTACCGCGTGGAAGGTTCTGATCAATCGGCAACTGTGCGACGGCGACGGGTTCGCGGAACTTCTCCGCCCCAGCTTTTCCAGCGGCAATGTGAAGGGCTGGCACCCGCGCCGAATGCAGCCGTTCCGAGAGGGCGGCAAGTTTTACTACCGCGTCTTCCCGGCCGGCGGCGGCTCGTACGTGCTGCCGCCGGACGACGTCATCCATCTGAAGAGCCTGGGCTTCAACGATGAAACCCTGCTCAGCCCAAGCCCACTCTGCCACGCCGCACTGGATATCGTCGGCACCGCGATCGCGGGGCAAGAATACGCCGGGCAGTTCTTCGGCGGCGCCGCCAACTTCGACTACGCGCTGAAGACAGCATCGAAGCTGGACAAGGCCCAGCTCGAGCAGCTGAAGGCGTCGCTGATCGCGCGCGCGCAGAACGGCGGGCGCGGCCCGCTGATCCTGTCCGGTGGCCTGGAGCCGGCGCAGCTGAGCGTGAACTCAAAGGACGCCGAGATCCTGGCGACCCGCTTGTTCACGGTCGAAGAGATTTGCCGGGTGTTCGGCGTGCCGCCGCACATGGTGGGCCACACCGAGAAGACCAGTTCGTGGGGAACCGGTATGGCGGAGCAGGGCGGCAACTTCGTCCGCTACGTCCTGAACGACCGGCTGAACGAGATCAAGCAGGAGTTCAACCGCCGACTGTGGCCTACCGGTGAGCGCTTCTTCATCGAACACAAGACCGAAGCGCTCGAGCGCGGCGACCAACGTGCGCGATTCGAGGCGTACCGGATTGCGCTGGGCCGCGCGGGCGAACAGCCCTTCATGGACGCGACCGAAATCCGCCGGCTGGAGAACATGCCGCCAAATGCAAACCTGATTACGAACGGAGGCACTAGTGTCCAAAAGTCTGACCAAGCTCCTGGCGAGCAATAAGAAACGGCCTGAGCGGGTTCCGCAGTCCAAGATCGTGGCGAACGCCGACGAGACCGTAATCTATATTTACGATGCGATCGTTTCAGACGAAGAGACTGCGAACTGGCTGGGCGGTGTGTCGGCTGAGGCGCTGGTGCCGCTGATCCGCAGCATCAAAGGCGGCACGATCCATCTGCGCATCAACAGCCCGGGTGGTGACGTGTTCGCGGCCCAAGCCATCTGCCAGGCGATCCGAGACACCGGTGCCACGGTCATCGCCCACATCGACGGCTATGCGGCCAGCGCCGCCACCGTCATAGCCACTGCGGCCGACGAAGTCGAGATCGCCGACGGCGGCTTCTACATGATCCACAACGCCTGGACTTGGGCGATGGGCAACGCGAACGACATGACGTCTACCGCCGGCCTGCTCTCGAAAATCGATGGCTCACTCGCTGCACAGTACGCCAAGAAGAGTGGCATGTCCGTCGAAGACCTTCGCGCCGCCATGGATGCCGAGACCTGGTACACCGCCGACGAAGCCGTCGCTGCGGGCCTCGTCGATCGCATCGCTGCAGGCAAGAAGGTCGAATCGTCGTGGGACATGAGTGCCTACGCGCATGCCCCGAAGCCTGCCCAGGCCGATCCCGACCAGGTCGACCCGGTCGCCACCGAAGAGCACCGCGCGCGCCAGCATCAGCGCATCGCCTCGATGGCCCGCCTCCAAGTTAGCTGACGCTCTCGCGCCACTAAGCCAGCCACCTTCGGGTGGCTTTTTTTATGCCCAACGGCCGCGAGAGCGGACCACCCCCATCGAAAGGTTTTACATGACCAAGCTCGCAGACCTGCGCGCACAACGCGACACCGTGGCCAAGAAAGTCCACGACCTGAACAACAAGTACCCGACTGACCAGCGCATGCCGGCAGCCGAGGCTGGCCAGCTGGACACGTTCCTGGCTGAAGTCGAAGCGATCGACATCGAGATCGCGCGCGAAAACCGCATCGCCCAGCTCGCCGGCGAGACGTCCGAAGGCCAGCATGCCATCGCATTGGCTGCTGCAACTCGCCCTGGCGGCGCGCAGACTGAAGAAACCACCGCTCTGCGCGCAATGCTCTCCGGCGGCTTGTCGGCCCTGAGCGATGATCAGCGCCGCTCGATGCGCGCACGCGTGAGCCCGGACATCCGTGCAGCCATGTCGACCACCACCGGCTCGGAAGGCGGCTACACAGTCGCCCCGGAGTTCAGCACGACGCTGATTCAAGCCATGAAAGCCGCCTTCGCTGTGCGCAGCGTGGCCACTCAATTCCAGACCGCAACTGGCGCCCAGCTGCCGTTCCCGACCGCCGACTCCACCTCGGAAGAGGGCGAGATCGTCGGCCAAAACGCGCCCGTGACCAAGCAAGAAACAAGCTTCGGCATCGCGTCGCTGGACGTGTACAAGTACTCGTCGAAGTCGATCGCGCTGCCATTCGAGCTGATCCAGGATTCGTTCTTCAACATCGAATCGTATATCCAGAATCTGCTTCAGTTGCGTCTCGGTCGCATCCAAAACCGCCACCACACCCTGGGTACCGGCACCGGGCAACCACGCGGCCTTGTGCCGGCAGCAGGCGCGGGCAAAGTCGGTGCAACCGGTCAGACGGTCACCATCACGTATGACGATCTGGTCGATCTGGAGCACTCGGTCGACCCGTATTACCGCCCAGCCGGTAAGTGGATGATGAACGATGACACCCTGCGGATTCTGCGGAAGGTGAAGGATCCCCAAGGTCGCCCGATCTTCGTGCCTGGCTACGAGACCGGCAACGCGGGCGGCGCCCCCGATCGCCTGCTGGGCCGCGAGATCGTCATCAACCAGCACATGCCGGTGATGGCGGCGAATGCCAAGTCGGTCCTGTTCGGTGATTTCTCGAAGTATATGGTCCGCGACGTCATGGACTTCACCCTGTTCCGCATGACCGACTCGAAGTACACCGAGAACGGCCAGGTCGGCTTCTTGGCGTTCTGCCGCTCGGGTGCAAATCTGGTCGACGTCGGCGGCGCCGTGAAGTACTACCAGAACAGCGCGACCTGATCGTAACTAGTGGCCGGCCTCGGCTGGCCACTTCACCGGAGAACACTGATGGCAAAAGCAAAACCCGCAGGCACCGAGGCCCCGGCCTCGGAGCTGCCAGCATTAACGCCCACCACCTCCGACCAAGTCGAAACACTGGGCGATGGGGAGCCGCTGGCGCAGGTAATCACGGACGTGGTCGATACCCAAAGTGTGGATCTGGCGCCGGATGCAGGCGAGCCCGAAGCCCCGCCTGAGCTGGTCAAGGCTCGAGTCCTGGCGGCCAGCGCGTACGGACAGCCCAACGATGTCATCGAGATCGATGCGGCGCTGGCAAAGACAATCCCGGACGTGGTAGATACCAGTCCTGCAGCAGTCGCTTACGCCGAATCGCTGGCGTTCGAGCAGTAACAACAGGGCAGTCCGCGATGACCCACCTGCACATGGCCCGCGAGGTCTCGACCATCCGCGTGTACTCCGCGCCGGGCGGCTACGAAGCGCGCCGCGCGTACGACGGGATCATCACGGTCACCCACCTGACAAGCAGCACCGTGTATGTGCACGGCGCCGTCGGCAAGATCGACCGCGCGACGCATGCGCGCGCACTGAACATGCTCCGCGAACTCGGCGTCACCACGGTGATGTACGAGCGGCGCGGGCGGATGAAAACAATCGAGCTGCCGTAGAACTGCCGAGCGCCTACAGCAGCTTCGCCTCAGGTGCCTGCTCGGTAATTATTGGCAGCGCTGGTCCTTTGAAGCGTAGAGCTGGCTTCTCGACCAAATACCAACTCGCTGTGCCAAAGGCAATCGCTATCGGCGCTGCCAAAGCAAATAAGCCCAGTGGTGAAAGTGATGGCAGGTACCAGAGCAACAGTTTTTGAGTTGGCCAACCATACAGATATAGGCCGTACGAAACGTCAGGCAAGCGATTGAAATGACTCAATAGAGGGGACCGTTTTCCCGCTGCGTAGAGAAGTGCATACCCACCGAGCGAAGCAAGGACAAACTCGGCGCCCAGCCTGGAAAATAGCGCAGCTACGGTAACGACAGTGACAGCTGCTGCAACGGCACCCCGCATTGGAATGCGGCGACGATAAAGGTAATAGCAGGTGCCGCACAGGAAAAAGCTGGCGAGACGAATAGTCGCGGGAACCGTATAAGAGTTCAACTTGAGCCATGCCAATGCTAGGAAAACGATAGCAGTCGCCGCCAAGCAGAGATGAGGCTTCCGAAAAGTACCGGTTACGCCGACTGCGAGCACGAACAGGTAGCAAACAAATTCTTTCGCAATTGTCCACATTGCGCCGTTGACATACGGATATGGCGTGCCAGCGAAGACCTCAGGTACTGCGGGAATCCCTAAGCGCAAAAGGGTCGTAACAAACGGCAGAACTTGAAACGAGCCGAAATAGGTAGATGGATCTGACGCAAGTGGACCAACGATAAGCGCGCAAATAATGCTTGCCACTATGAATCCCGGGAAGATTCGAAGTAACCGCTTTTTCAGAAACGGCCAAGCGTGCGGCTGCGAATCCCAACTTTGAGCAATAAGGTAGCCGCTTAGCAGAAAGAAGCCATCGACGGCAAGCTCGCCAAAAGAAATGCTGCCAAAAGTTTGGGCTAGCCAATCTCTACTGCGATTGCCATCAATAAGCTCCGGAGAATGGCCGAAGAGGACGAGCAGGGCAAGAACGAATCGAAGCAAGTTGTAATTGTTTTGTCGTTCAACCGGTTTCATAGCCGTTCCAAATAGTGAAATTCTAGCAAGTATGGTGAGTTCCTTCACGTTAGGCAACTTTTGCAGCGCTGGCATCATTTTTTAACAACACATTCCTATTGCGGGCGAAGGACGGCGGCGAGTAGCAAGCCGTCATCACGCACGTCATTCAAACCTCTGCGCTGGAACAATTAACAAGGCTGTCTAAAAATATGGCGATCACCCAGCAAGCAGTAAAACTTCGCCCGAACGAGGCTTATAACGGCGGCTCGTCTGGCTTGCGGACTTGCTGGTACAAATTCGAATTCGACGCTCCGTTTGACCAAGTTCAGCACTTGATCGGCAGTAAAGTCGTTTCGGGTACGCCCGGCACCTACAAGGTGCAATTTGCCGTGACCGACGCTATTGCCGTCGATACTGTGAATAACGCATGGGTTCCGATGCGCGCCGGGGTGGCATATAACGACAAATCCGCGAATGGCTGGAAAGACGCGACATTCGCTGGCGCTGCGACAAAACAAATCGGGCTGGCGCCGAACGTAGGAAATAACAACGGCTGCATCCACATGTCGACCGACGTGATGGACTTGGCGAGCGTGCCGCGGGCGGACGGCAAGCCGGGCAGTATCTTGCTGGTGAAGGTAGTTCAGATCGATTCGGCCGGCGGCTATACGCAAGGCAGCAGTAACAGCAGCGCG